TAATTTGTAGTCATTATCTATAAAAGAAGAAATAGCCTTAATTCTTTGTTGTCCATCTACAATATGTGTCACCGACTCTCCTGTTTCTGGATCTGTCTCTGCTTTCCAAAAAAATACTTCTGGAATTACCAACTTAAGCAGAATAGTTTCTATTAGTCTTATCTTGTCTTTCTCTCCCCATACCGATCTTCTCTGATATGATTCATCTACAATTAAACTTCCGCTTGAAAACATTGTATTAATTTCTTTTATACTTTTATGATTGTCAGAAAAAGAAAACATTTTTAACCCTCCAAATTTTTTTTCGTCTTTTCAATTCCTATAATTTGATACTCTTCCAAATCCTCCCACGATCTATAAATCCTATATGTAATTGGATGCACAATCATTAGTTCATCTTGTAACAATTTGTTAATAGGAGCTACAACAGAAAGCCATTCTGTTCTAATTGGTGGTATTTCCATTAGAACTTTATCATTAATATATCCACGGAATATGGAAGCTGTTAATTGTTGGTAAAATCTTTTGTATTGTATCTTTTCCGTTTGTCTCATTTTGTTCCAATAATATTGGTATAAACTTTCTGAAATAATGGCAATGTCTATATCTGAAGACTTTTGTGTATCATCTCCATCATGGAATGGTGTTAAAATTTTATTGGGTGATAGACTAAAACCTGTTTTAGCACTTCCTACAAGTTGCAAACTATGAAAGCTAATGTGAAAATGCTCGGAAACGATTTCCTTAAATCTATCTAATACATCTATCACTTTATCGCCAGGCACCTCTAAGTAATCCGAGAAGTACCAATATTTTGATTTCACAATATATTTAATATAGAAATCACGTGTATCTAATGATAACAAATCCGCTTTTATCATTTCCGCATCTATCATTTTTATTCCCACCTTAATCCATATGTTCTTCAATCCATCCCTGCAATTCCATGGCAATTCCATTTGCCAATAAATATGGGACTCCATTTCCAACCATTTTAAACTTTGCTGATAAAGACAGCGTTGGTAATACTTCAAACCAAACTGGCAATGATTGTATTGACAATGCTTCTGCTATGCTTATCCTTCTTGGTTGATATGGGTGTAAATGTACTTCATTATTGCCATATGCTGCAGTTGGAGAATATCTCCATCTATGTAATCGCTTAAATGATTTTTTAGAAGTATCTCCCTCGGCTATACTAACAAATTTATTATTTGCAACCGTGTTAAAATAATCCCTTGAATTCGCATGGTTTTCTACATTATTCTGCCTAAACCAATATTCTACTGTCAATTCTGGAATTATATCTTGTGGCTCATTTCTCACGATTCCAATTTGAAATGGCTCAACGGTTGGCCAATTGCACATCTTTATCCGATCCATCTCATATGTTTTGTTAGTTCCAATTGTGTATCTGAGATTCTTTCCGAATCTTCTCCGGTTAAATCCCACTAATATTAATCTGTCTCTGAACTGTGGTACCCCGTATTCCAAAGCATTTTCTATTGAATCAAATAATGAATATCCAGCTCGATACAGCCTCTTTTTCATCTGTTCATAAAATATTTTATGCTTTTTTGTCTGATATAAACCTTTTACGTTTTCTAGCACAAAAAAATCCGGTTGACGTTTAACAATTAGTTTCACATACTTTTCTGTTAATTTACCATTTTCCCCTGTACTTCCCGCATTTTTACCCGCAGTTGAAAAATCTGGACATGGAGGGCCACCAATAAACCCTATAATCCTATCTTTATTTCTTACATCATAATCTGGAAAACGTTGATTCCAAACCCTATCATCCAAGAATTCTTCTATACTGCCTTCATAATATCCATATTGGGGACGGTGTGGTCTATTTCTTCTAGCATACTGATATGCTTGTATAAAACTATGGTTATATTCATTAACAAACGCTATATCAAACCCAGCTTCCTCGAATCCCAAATCCATAAATCCAAGTCCAGAGAAGAAAGAAAAAACCTCAATCGCCATTTCAATCTCCTGAATTAAATTCTACCAGCTTTTCCCAGTCAATACTTCCATCTTCTCTGCAGAAGCTATTGGAAAATTCTCTAACCAGTCTATTGGCTGCTCTGTTATAACTTTCTTTATAATCAGCCACATATTTCTCAGGCATAGTTCCCATGTATCCGATAATCTTTATGTAAAAGTCCTCGTCTCCCGTTAATTCTGCCCAGAATCGTTTTCCTGCCAATTCCTGATACATTTTTGGCTTTCCTCTTCCAGATTCCTTCTTTTTCCCATAACAATATCCAATATACGCTTCGTACCTTGCTTTTGCTTGCTGTGCCAATTTAGAAGCAGCTGTAAAATTCTGCTCCTGCCTTTTTTTACTATCCGCATTGAATACAGATGGCCCACTTTTAACAGCTATCGCAGAGATTGTATTTGTCTCATTATTCTGAATCATAATATCAATACCTTCTGCCAGAGCCTTATTTCCGCCACTTGCAGCAATTGCAATCGGCTCAAAAAAGCAATTGCCAAAAATGGTTTCTTCACTGGAACTTACAAAGGCTGTAAGTACTGAATCCACAATTTCAGTTGCACTCTGCATGGCTTTTGCACGATATAAATACGGATTTTTGCGTTTCATTACCTTTTGAATATTTAATCCATCAATCTTTTCAATTAACGTTCCGTAAAATGTTTCCAATGCAGATGCGATTGCCTGAACCACCGCCTGTTCATCATATGAATTATTTAACGGCATATAAACTTCCTCCCAATTCTATTGCATTTCTAATCTTATTATGTACATTTGTGCCTCTAAAACGTTTTGTTTGAACAACAGCAGTATTATTAGCTACAGAAAGTACAGTTTTCCCAATGGCCTCAGCTAATCCTACCGGAACTGCATTCCCAATTTGGCGGTATTTTGCAGCTGTTGTTCCAGTAAATACCCAATCATCTGGAAATTGCTGAATCCTTGCATATTCTTTTACACTTAACGGTCTATTCTGTGTCGGATGACACATCATAGTCGCCTTCTGAACCGGAGAAGTAACTACTGTTGGCGAAGGCTGATCATACGATAATCTTCTATAAAATCCGACTTTTCCTCCTCCTGATTTATATGCGCCACCCATTGCAATTGGAATAATATCCTCTGGCAAATCTCTCCAGTTTCCACCTTCCGGAACCATTGTCAAGAATTTCAATCTTTCTTCACTTAATGTTGCACATTCTCCATGATCAAATTCCAAATCTTTTATCACGCTTCTAACAGTTTGCCATTGATATTTCTTATCCTGGTGCATCTGAAAATGTGTTGGGATTGGTAAAAATACATCTTCATCATCACGGCTTCCTATCAATACAAATCTCTCTCTAAACTGCGGAACACCATAATTTACGGCATCAAGCACACCATACACTGTTTTATATCCTAATTTGTCAAATTCAGATAAAATCACATCAAGCACTGTACCCAACTTTTGTTCAGGGTCACTTTCATCTCTTTCAGATAGAGGTACATATTTTAATGGTGATGACATAATCCCTTTTACATTTTCCATTACAAAAAATCGAGGACGTATGTAATCTATCATACGGATAAAATCCATAAATAAACTTCCTCTTGGATCATTTATCCCTAATCTTTTTCCTGCAGTTGAAAAAGGCTGGCATGGCGGTCCCCCACAAATCAAAAATGGTTCTCCCACTGCTAAGCCTGTCATATCTAACAGTTGTTGTGGCTGTATTTCTCTAATATCTCCACCCAAAACCTTATGTCCATTAGCTTTCATAGTTTTCACGCATGCTGCATCAAAATCTTGTCCAATCACTACATTTAAACCTGCTTTTCCAAGTCCAATATCTAATCCCATTGCCCCGGAAAACAGCGAAATAACATCTCTATTAGCAGCATATCTACTATAATCATTCTGTTTTATATTTTTATGCATTAAACTTTCTCTCCGTTTTTTAATACGAACTGTCTTTCAAAAGAACTGTTTACCGCATCTGCTATATCTTCTAGCTCAGCTATGGTAAAACTCTCTCTTTTCATTTTCCCATTAAAATTCTGTGGTGTTGTCCCTATTCGTCGTGCAAGCTCAGCTACACTGATATCCGACCTCACACATAACACCTTGATTTGTTCAGAAATCGTCATTTCGGGTACCTCGTCATTTAATCAACTCTTACTTTACTAGTATAAAGCATAACGTTTATATCGTCAATCAAATAATTCATACTATACGGTCATTGGTTCTTGTATCTTTTTACTTAAATTGTTAAAATACTTTATACAAAAGGCGGTGAAAATAGCTATGTCTCGTGACCCCGAAATCGTGTCTAAAAATATGCGAAAAATCCACAGCAAAGATACCTCTATCGAAATCCAACTAAGGAAAGCTCTGTGGCACAAAGGATACCGATACCGTAAAAACTATAAAGCTTTACCCGGCTCTCCTGATATTGTTCTTACTAAATACAAAATTGCTATTTTTTGTGACAGCGAATTTTTTCATGGAAAGGACTGGGAGATTTTGAAACTACGCCTTGAAAAAGGTAAAAATCCAGATTACTGGATCAAAAAAATAGAACATAATCGTTCCCGGGATTTTGAAACCGACAAAAAACTTTTATTTCTCGGCTATACAGTTATACATTTCTGGGGACAAGACATCAAAAAGCATACTGATGAGTGTATCCAGGCCATTGAAGAGGCTATATGGGATACTACCTTTTCCAATGACACTATTGAACTTACAGACGAATAATAAAAAATTTGTGGCCGTATTTTTTTCGCCAATACAGCCACAAACTTTTTATACATCTCCTGATACACAAACGATATCCGGTTTCTCTTCTATAGCTACCTGTACCATATATTCCAAACATTTTACTGTATCCTGCGAACGGAGATTTACTCCGTCCACTACAGGTCCTTTAAACTGGCCAATATGCCAGTCAGCAGTATGAAGTATTTTCATTTGCTCATCTCCTTTACTGTTGCCTTCATTGCTGTGATCATGTTCTTTAATTCTGTTTCCAAAAGTGAAAAGTTCTCCTCGCTAATTCCGCAGAATTCAACGCCATCATCTCCCATCTTTTCTCCGATAAAGAGAATATTTCCAACAATGGGGCATCCATGTTTATCAAACTCGTAAAGATAACTTCCGATCAGATTTGCTTTGTTCGGCTTCAGTCTTCCCTCTTCATCGATCAGCATACTCACACACTTCCCTGGTTCTTTAACAGGGCTGGATGGCATTTTCAGTTCTGTGTATAATCTCTTTGGCATTACATGTTCTACAAGGTCACAGCCATTCCCGATCAAACCATACAAGACTTTATTCTGTTCTCTCATGGTTCCTTCTGGAAATTCATGTACGGACATTTCCAGTTCTGTTGATACCTTTATTATTTTCATCTGCGTCCGCCTCCTCTCTGACATTTAATGCAAAGTGGCTCTCCGAATTTATTGATTGAATATTCGTAAACTCTTTCATTTATGATCTCACCACATCTGGAACACTGGAAATCTGCCGATCTATCTGGCTCTGGTTCTGGCTCCGCTTCAGGAACAACATACGGCTCCTGCATTGGTGGATAGTCATTTTCGATTTCTGTATCCGAAGCATATGCCGGATTGTCCAGATCATCCTGAGTAAATACCGTGCTTTCAGATTCGAAATCCACACTCTTAACTGCTATCTGTTGTGTGCCAAACATATTATTTACAGAGTTCATGCCTTGTGTCAGCATTGCCTGTCTGACCTGTGGATCCGAGAAATCAGGTGAAAAGATAACTGTTGGGATAGCGAAATTTTTCAGCAGTTCCGCCTTTGTGTATGTACCTTTTACGCCAAGCAGAGCTCTTATAACACGAAGCTTCGCACCAGTCATAGCCTTTTCAGCCCAGGTCTTTTTCAGCAGTGCCATGTTTACCATGACGGAGCGTTCAATGTATCTGTCTCTATCTTCTTTCGCAACCACAAAGGCCTGGCATTTCTTCCCCCATTTATTCTTGGATTCCACCCATTGTCCAGAAAAGATTTCCGCAGCTGCCTGTGCCTGTTTTTCATCAGTAATGCCTTTTGCAGCTTTGTCCGCGAATTCAATGCGGTACTTCTCTTCTTCATCTTCCAGGCAGATCACCTTCTGGTCAGTTTCTGTTCTGGCTGTTCCGTCAGCCTTGCGCATAGCACCCTGAGCCTGTGCACGGTATGTAACGCGGTCAATGCGTTCGCCATAGGTTTCCTTGGGATTGAACTGGATACCGGCCGCCATAGCCATTTTGTTGAGCAATGGCTTAGATAAGGAAAACACATCTTCCCAGATATCCCTTCCTCTCTCATCCTGCTTCCCAGTCTTAACTGAGCCAACCTTGAAAATGTCTCCGCTGTTCTCACCCAGATCGACTGGAACCTCTTCTACATGGAATTTGTAGAATGGATTGAGCTGCACGTCCGTTGCTGTAGGAACCAGCAGATTGTAATTTTTGTATGCCGTAATAACTTCCGGCAAGCTTCCTAAAACCTCTTTCATCTACTTGATAACCTCCTATTTTTGTGATAAAATGACGATGACTTTAAAAACAAAGGGTCGATAACCTGTTTTTAAAAGTTCTGACTGGTCTTGGATAGGATCGTGGGTGCCGTCTACACTCCGCTTTCCCCTTATTATCCAAGACCTTTTTAATGTTCATCACCTCCTATAAACCAATTCAGAAACCCAAACAGTGCGATGCCGAATATTCCAACAAAAACTATTTCTGAGCCAATTTCATGGCTTCCTCTTTCGAGATAAAGCTTATTTGAAAGCATATTGTAAAGAATCGTGCTTGCCAGGACTGGAAGTGCATACTTCAAAGCTCTTGCAATAAAAAGGATTCTCTTTCTCGCTTTCTCTTTCTTTTTGTGGATGTAGTATTTCTCATATTCTGCCTCATTGAATTCTCGCACCACGGACAGATATACCCTTGTTTTGGAATCTTCTGTGATATACTTATATTCCATGTCTTTGCACATATCTGGCACCTTGCATACATTCATTTCCTTGCCTCCTTGTCAATGAGAATCAATTCCTTTGCGATAACGCTCTGCAATGCCATTCTGTCCATTTCGTGCCAGCTGATCGGCACCGGGCTGTTGTCCATTGCATTCAGGATCCGCTCTGCGGCCTGATGATATTTTTCAAGATCTTTTGCTGTCAGCATCTTTCCCTCCTATACTGCCAGGCGAAGCTGGCCATTTTTTTCTTCTTTCATCATTTTTTCAACAAATGCAGTTGCTTTTTCTTTTCTTTCCATTTCGATCAGACATTCTTCATGGCAACTGCACTGTTCTCCCGGATCCAGATACGCTCCGCAATCCGGACAGATTCTGTAAAAAGCCATCGTATCCACCCCTTTCATTCAATCATATATAATTTGTTAAATGCCTTTTTGGGGATTTTCCCTGACGGATACCCCTTGGCAAGCTGTCCATCGGCTATCAGGTCCGACCTAAGGGAGCGTATCATGCGATATGCCGTATCCCTGCTCACACCCATCATTTCTCTGACCTCAGCGGCTGTATAGTAAGAACGTTCCGCAGATGTAAGTTTTTTGATTACACCGTTTGCATTTTTCATACCAAGCACCTCATTCCAGATTTCTCTCAATCCAATTTTTCAGATTCTGCGTGATCCCATTTACTTCGTCTAATGTCTGAATGATTTTTTTTAGTTCCGGTTTTTCCTCTTCTGAGATAATTCCGTCTGCCGTAATATCAAGAAGTGATTCCTTTGCCTCGTTTATCTTCTTTAAAGAAGAAAGCATTCTCAAGCTGATTCTATCCAGTCCTGCATTCTCGATCTTCGGCATGTTCTTTCCAAGCGGGCACATCTCCCGGCAATAATTTCCTTTCAATTCCGGTGCCTTATAGCAGTCAGCCATCAAAAGGACCTCTTCCTGATATGGTATTGTGCTCCCAAGTTCGATTCTGGCTAACCTTGTACGGTCGATTCCTATTTCTTCCGCAGCACCTTCTCTGCTGCTCAGACGTTCATTTGACTTTGCCGCCTCATATCGTGCCTGGCAAAACATATTAGCCGCTGCTTTCGTAGCAAATTTCGACATTTTTCTCTCCTTCTATAAGCTGTATAATCAAGTTATGATAATTAAATTGTGTACTCTGTATCGATATCCAGAGCCTTGCTGATTTTTTCAGCAAGTGCAGGTGCATACATTCTTCCATTTATGGTGGTTGTCACATAGTTCCTGCACATCCCAACTTCACCGCATAATTCCGTGACAGACATATCTCTGTCAATTAGGGTTTTCTTTACTTCTTTGCACCATGGAGACAGTTTTCGCTTCAAAATATCACCTCCGTTTTCAACAAATGTTTATTACATTTGTTGTTTACATTTGTTTGCGATTGCATTAAAATAATCAGAAAGGAGTTATCATGGATAATTGGATTGATAATCTCAGAAGAATTGGGCTTAAACGTTATGGTGACGAAAACCGCCGGATTCTTTCTGAATTATTAAGAAACGGTATTCCTGCCGGAAACACTGTTATGTCGGAAGCATCTGCTGAGGCTCTTATCATTGCTGTGGCGGCCATGATTGAAGAAAACAATAAAGCATTGCTCTCCGATTTATCATCGATGTAACTCTCTCTTTTTTTGTTTTGCATTAAACATTTGTTTATTACATTTTTAATAATAATAGCATATTTGCTAGTTGTCAATACTTTTTTCGCATATTTGCTAAATTGGAGGTTTTTTATCATTATGTCTTTGGTTTCTCGAATCAAGAATCTTTCAAAAGAAAAAAACTTGAATTTAAAGCTTTTGGAAGAACAGGCAGGTTTTGGTAATGGAACTATCCGTAGATGGGATAGTAGCCCTCCCTCCGCGGATAAGCTTCTAAAAATAGCACATTTGCTAAATACATCCTGTGAATTTTTACTTACAGGAATAGAACAAGAATATCGCTGCTCTGAATTTGAATCGGAGGTTCTTTCTTTATTTAGATCACTTCCGCATGATGCGCAGTTGGAATTTCGAGGTGAATTGAAGGGGTACATAAAATGTTTAAAACGACAGGAAGAAGATGCTGCCGAGCCTCTTAAGAAAGCAAAATAATAAGCTTCGAGTGGTACCGAAGCAAAAGGGGGAAATGACTATGAAAAAGAAAATGATTGCACTTACCTGCTCATTGATTTTTGCCAATACTATCCCTGTGTTCGCAGCATCCGATTATGGCATTAATATCGATCAAAAATACGTTTCTGGAGATGCTTCCCAATTATCCGATGCAATTTCCGAGTCGTTGAATGATATGGGTGTTAAAAAAGTTTCCTCTTACGATTTAGAGAAAAAAGAAGATTCTCAAACAGTTGCACAAGTAATTTTATCAGCAGATGGCGTAGCCATGGAGGCGGTCTGCTACTATACAAAAGACAATACTTGGAGTTGCTCTTCTATAACGAATATCCACAGTAGCAGTGATGATCTGATTTATTATTGGGTCAATCCGGTTTCTGCTGATGCAACCGCGTTTGAAATTAAAGACTACAAAACAGGGGAATATAAGCCAGAAGGAGCTGCCAAAGAACTGCTTTCACAATATGAGAATCAGGAAAAATGGTTTTCACTGGAAGATTTTAAATTATACGATAAAAATGACGCTCCTATTGAGATACCTGATTCAGAAGATCATATAATGGCCTCTGCTTATCCTGATAGCAAAACATTTCGTGGCATAAAAATTGGTGATACAATTTCAAATTTATTTTCAGCGTATGATTCCAAATATTTTTCAGTACAGGTGGGCTATGATGGCGCCACCGCTACCGACGCTCAAAAGAAACTGGTTGAGATGTACAATGCCCAGATTGAAGCTGCTGATCCAGAGGATATCGAAAGTACTATTTCTTCTATTGACAGCAGCGCAGTATCCGTAGTCGTACTATTTGAAGGTGCTGAATTTTGTGGAAAAATAATTCCAAAGCCAGAACCGAATTCAGGCAAGTCGGTTTCATATAAGGCATCAGAAGATATAGGTTTCATAATTGATAACGATAAGATTTCTGATATTGGAATCCAACGCGGTGGCAGATATTAATAAGAGGAATAGTTTTTATGACAATTGGTGAACGAATAAAAGAATTGCGGGCTGAGGCTAATCTGCGTCAGTCCGAACTTGGAAAAGCAATAGGTTTTTCTGGCCAAGTAGTATCGAATGTCGAAAGAGGTTACTCTTTCCCGTCAACAGAATTTGTTAATCGCAGTGCTGCATGCTTCGGTGTGCCAGCAGATTACATTCTTGGCCGGACTACTTCAAGATATGCTGTTGCGGATCCGAAAGAAGTTTCCGCAGTGCAAGCAAGAACAAAAGCCCGTTTGGCTCAGTTGCAGATGAGCCTTCCGGACCTGATCAAAAAATCAACGCTGACAGAGGAAACCTGCTGTGACATTCTGGCCGGAAAGACTGTTCCTGGAATAGATGCCACTGCAAGCCTGTCAAAAGCCCTCGACACCTCTATGGATTACCTTGTGGGTAATTCTGAATACAGCTGTGCCATTGCTTCAGAAGACGAACAGGATATCATCCTGCGGTACCGTCAGTTATCCAAGAAGGGAAAACGTATCTTTTTGGGAATGATGGAGAAGATGGAAGAAGAAAAAACAGAATAGTATATTTAACTGGGGAACCGTTGGGGTGTTATGTCAGCCGCCGGACACTTTTGTGAAAGGAGGCTGGTGCTGATGGTTACATATGGTGATTTATTTACTTTTGTAATTATGCTTTGTGCAGTTGTAACTCTTGTTATCAATTTAATGCATAAAAAATAGCGCCCTCGTCCTGGTAAGATAAGGCGCTATTTTTAGCTATTGTTTTATCCGGCGGTCAGGTGTACGCTGACCAACGGCTCTCTTGTTAAGTACATTATATCTATATTCAACATTTTTGTCAAACATTTGTTGATTACATTTGTTTGACACATTTGTTTAATAATGGAGGATTCAGATGCCGGCTTATAAGTATTTCACCAAAGATGGAAAGACAAAATGGTATGCCAATTTTTACTATGAAGATTGGCTTGGCAAGCGCCAACATAAATGTAAAAGAGGTTTCTCTACCAAAAAAGACGCTGTAGAATGGGAACGTGACTTTCTGGCACAAGGCGCAAAGGATCCAGATATCCTGTTTTCTGCTCTGATCAAGAACTATATGCAAGACTGCAGCTCCCGGCTGAAGCTGACCACTCTGGAAAATAAACAATATCTGATTGATATGAAACTGCTGCCATTCTTTAAAGATATGAAGATCGGTGACATTACTCCAATTGTAATTCATCGATGGCAAGATGCCATGATTAATTACAGGGACGAAAAGGGGAACCCTTATTCTCAGACGTATCTGAAGACTATCAATAATCAGCTGTCCGCTATCATGAATTATGCCGTCAAATACTATAAGCTACGGAGTAACCCGTGCCTTGCGGCCGGTGCGATCGGGAAAAGCAGTGCAGATGAAATGAACATCTGGACAAGAGAACAGTTCGATTACTTCCTGACATTTGAAAAGAAAAGCGCATACAGGATGGCATTCAGCCTCATGTTCTATGGCGGGCTTCGGTCTGCAGAAGTTCTAGCCATTACTCCGGCGGATATCCTGCCGGACTGCTCCGTATCCATTAATAAGAACTTTGTGGTGATAAAAGGCGAACAATACTTCCAGACACCAAAAACTGAAAAGAGCAAACGTGTCGTGAATATTCCTCAATCGTTGTACAAAGAGCTTCAAGACTATGTTGCAAGTATGGCCATAGAGCCGGATGAACGCATCTTCTACTTCCAGAAGTCCGGAATGCGGTCAGAATTTAAACGTGCAACTGCCAGATCTGGTCTTCCAGAGATCAGGATCCATGATCTTCGCCATTCCCACGCAAGTATGCTGATTGACATGAAGTTTTCTATCAAAGAGATTTCGGACCGGCTTGGACATGAATCACCGGAAACAACCTGGAAAGTTTATGCTCATTTGTACCCAGGAAAAGACAGGAAGCTTGCTGACGCTCTCAATGAAGTAAGAGCCACAAATGATAATGTAGAAGATAAAAACGTATGAAACGTACAGTATCATATAATAACAAAAAATCCCCAAAAATAAGACACTTTCTCCCCATTAACATCACCGTAGCATCACGGACAAAAATAAAATCCCGGAAATCCTTGTAAATAAAGGATTTCTGGGATTTTGCTCATTATTCGAACTCCAGACAGACAGTACGGAGTATTAACGCATATAGACGATTTTAAAGGCTTTTTAACCAGTTAAGAGCAACATAGCCACATAATCTAAATTTTAAAAATGCAATAAAAATGCAATGAGTGACACGACTACTTGCTATACTTCCATCGGCTTCTTCTTGATACCAACACTATGAAAAGTCCGATTACAATTAAATATACTTTGAAAGGAAGATCACCATGAATTACAAATTAGAACTCAAACAAATCGTGGAATTTCCACGCTGTCGCATTTACCGTGACTTCATACAAACTTTAATCACTACCAAGAGCATCCGAACTACCGGGGGCTCTTTTCTTTTTTATTATCTGGTATTATGCTCCTATGCAAATTACCGCACATCCTACCGCCGGATGGAACACATTACCTATACCATTGGTCCAGGAGAGTGGATCTGCACAGTCACAGATCTTCAGGAATGGTTTCGCTGCCGTTTCCAACATCAAGCGTTGTCCATCCTTCGATTTTTTGAAGAGCAGAATTACATTACCTACTCTCTTCTCGGCAAAAACCGCCTGGTCAAATTCAAAATATCAGACTGGCCCAAAGACAATACCGTATTGGAATACAACTATCCCTGTAAAAAAGATACAGGGTTTTTCTTTTTCCCGATTGCCAAAGTTCACGAACTAATTGGCATTGGAAAATGCTCGGAAATGGATGTTATTCTGGATCTGTGGATTCATGCAGTTTACAACGATTCCTCTGTCCTGGGATCTGATTCCGGTCCCATTGTCTATTACCGGGATAATACCGGAAATCCCCTTACCAGCTTTAATGAACTGGGTGAAAGGTGGAGTCTGTCAAAGGCATCGGTATCACGACTCTTGAAGAAACTGGAGGAAAAAGAATACATTACACTTATCTCATTTACAGGAAAACACGGAAGCGTAATTTATCTCAACAATTACCTGTCCGTGATGTTTAATATCAGCGACGTTATGATTGACAAGGAGGAGATCGCTATGAAGATGCAATTACCAATCCATGTACCTGAAGAAATCACTATTGAGGATTCTGCTTCTGTTAGCGTTTCAGAAACTGTCACAGACTCACAAATCACCGTTACAAAAAATGATTCCTGCGTTCCAGATTCACACATGAAATTTATCGTGCAAAAAGTCGCAGAACTATTGGATTCACAAGGGATTCCATGTTGCCACTGCTCCAAAACCCGCTATATATTATCTCCATTATCAGCCTGCAAAGATATATTTAATACATTTACTCTAAATATTATCTGTCCCTACGGAAATGCCGCTTATCGGTTTGAGTTGTCCGTAAGTCCAGGGGATGAGTCTGCCCAAAAGATGCCTGCCGTGGCAGAGCCTTCTGCACTGAAAGGGGGGGAATAG